TTGACGTTGTGGAACTTCCCGGCCGCCACCAGCGGCTTAAATGCCCGGGACAGTTTGATGAGCTCTTGCCGGCGTGGATTGGGTGCTTTCATGCTTGCACCCGGCGAAGTGTGCTGATGATCGGACGGCTGAGAATCCAGCCAGTAATACAGCAGGCGAAAAACACGGTAAGCATAAATCCTCCTATCAATTAGCCCCGTTGCAGCGGGGCGGGGAAAACCCGGTACTGGTAGTGATTGCTGCCTGTCCGTTGCTGCCTCCGCGTGGGCAGAGGCAGGGGCGGCTAGACTGAGTAGCGACCGATAAATATCGGCAAACGGCGCTGGTGCGCAAATCGGCGCGGCAGCCTGACTACGCATTCACCGAAAAATCCTATCCCGTCCGCCGCACGATCGGCAACGTCTCGTTGTAGCTCGCGCGCATTCCCGACTAGCCCGTGGATCGCGCCCTGTTTGGTAGTGACGACGATTGATATACGCACGTTTGCCTCCGTTCAGTTCCCCGGTAGCGTCCGGGTCCGTAGTGCATGGTGAGATAGTAAGGGAGTCTTTACAGGTTGTCAAGATATATTTACACAAGGCAAAAAACCCGGTGCCGGACTGTCTAACCCTATTGACACAATACCCTGCCGGGCATAGGTTCAGGCTCCATGCTCACAGGCATGGCACAGCAGGCCGCAAGCGCCGAAAAACCCGGCGCATGGCCGCGCTTCTCTAGTCGCGTAGCGACTCTCTATAGCTTCCCCCCAGCTCACCCGGCAGCTCGCCAACAGGACCACCACAAGGCCCGCACGGACACCCGGCCGCGGCTCGAGTCACACAGCGGCGCCAGCGTCAGGACTCAGGGACAGAGGGACGGGCGGATGGGTCGCCTTGCGGCTTCGCGTGTCGATTCAACTACTGATTATATTTTAATCAGTAGTTTAAAGGGGCACGAGCCCGGCGGGCCGCCCTGGGCACAGTGACACAGCACAGCACTTTGTAACAGTATAGGTATATCATGGACTTAGGCTCGCAGTGTGACGGATACGGGACGGACGGCCGGCGGGCCCAGCTCGAGCCCGGCGCTAGGCCCGGGCCCGATCGGGAACCGGCACACCCCCCGGCGTGGGCTGCTGTCGTGGCATCCCCCGCACCGGCCGCAAAAGCAAGAGGCCCCTCCCATGACCTGTAGGGCGTGCAAGCGTGAACACAGTCCGCTGGAGAGGTGCGAGGTTTTTGCTCGTCGTGTTGCTGCATCTAACGCTGCATCTAACAAAACGGATTGTTCCGCGGCGAGTGGGTTGACTGCGGAGGCGGTTGAGGTGGCGGCGAAGCGGGTTGTTGGCTTCAAGCAGCGGTGGGACAGGAACGCCTACAACGAGTATCAGCGGAAGTTGATGCGGGAGAGGCGGGCGAAGGAACGGGAGAAGCGCCGCGGGGCGGCGCGATCGGGTTTTGTGGGATGAGCAAGCCGGGGCGTAATCGGAGGGGGAAGCGGGAAGCCCGGATGCGGGAGGAGTACTTGCGGGCTCGTCGGGATTACCGGGCGAAGCCGGTTGCTGTTGAGGTTCGCCGTGTTGTGGCTCCGATGCGGGTTCCTGGGTGGCTGCGGTGGGGCTGGTGGGCGAGGTTGAAGCGGTGGGTTGCGGGGTTGTGGAAGTGAAACCCATCCGTTTCCGCGCCTATGCTGATGACGCCAAGTACTTCTGGGTGGAGGTTCGGGTTTTCGGGTCGAAACGGGACATGCAGAGGGACATCAAGAAATGCGTGGGTGGCGATGTCCACCGGAGCACTTCGGGCCAGGTGAACAACGCTGTGTTCCGCAAGAATGGGAAGAAACTCGGGTGTTTCGCGGTGATGTGGCTGAACCGCAAGGACATGCTCAGGTGGCCGTCCGAAGTGGCCGCCCACGAATCCGTTCACGCCGCGATGCGCTATTTCGAGCGCCGTAGGTGGTCCCCATGCCTGCATTCTGACCATCTGGACGACGCACCTGACCCGCACGAGCGGCGGATGGAGGAGCGCCTTGCGTATGCGGTCGGGAGAATCAACAGGGGGCTCACCCGCGGGCTATTCCGTCACGGGGTATGGAAGTGAACCCCCTTCTCAAATTCCGCCAGTGGATAGCGGAGCCGTTGCTGGAGCGGCTGCGGCGGGAGTTCGAGGTCGAGACGACGGGGCGGCAGGCGGAGGCGTATCGGCTGGGGCACGAGTCGGGTTTTGTGAAGGGGCAGGCGGTGGGGCAGTTGCAGGGGCAGCAGCATTTGCTGAATGAGTTCACCCGGTTCATGGACGAGAGGCGGGCTGGGACGTACGAAGTGACGCCGGAGGACATTACGAGGGCGAAGAAGGGCCTGTTGCACTGATGGGGACTCCGCTCAGGAAGGACACGATTGGCAAGCCGCTCACCCCGAAGCAGCAGCGGGTGTGGGACTTGAAGCAGTCCGGGAAAACCCGGCCGGAGATTTGCTCGGAGCTGGGGGTTTCACGTTCCGTCGTGGACAAGCAGATCCGGTACATCCGGAGGAAGTTGGGGTTGACGGTTGACGAGCGGGGGACTTCCGCGCTGGCGAAAGCGCAGTACGTGCCGCTGGATGCTCCGAAAGACCCGAGAATCCCGGAGCACGCCGTTGACGACGTGAACGAGACGATGAAGAAGCACGGGTTTCCGGAACGCTTCCGGATGTCCTCGCTTCGCCGGCTGCGGGTGAAGCACGAGGGGGAGGAAACCCCGGTGCAGGCGATCTCGGACGCGGAGCTCATCAAGGCGTACCGCGAAAAGCTCCATCTCATCCAGTCCTACATCGACGACAAGACGGTATCCGAAGCCTCCTTGCGTGATCTGTCGATCGCCATGTCGGCCTTCACCGAGAAGCTGCAACTGCTCGAAGGCAAGCCCACCCAGATCATCTCCGACCTGGAGAGGAAGCAACTGAACGAGCTGATGCCGCTACTCATCGCGGAAGCAGCTAGGCGTGGCGTGACGATACCCGGCGTCGTGACGGAGAAGGTGGTGGAGGCGGCATGAAGCCAAGAATCAGAAAGGTTCCTTCCTGTTTATCCAACGGGGAGTGGTGGATTTGCTCGTGCGAACAGACATACGGATTCGGGAGAACCATGCGAGAGGCGTTCTTCCAGTGGTTTGCATGGAAGCACCTCGGGATTTACTCATGAACCTCTCCGATCTCCGCCCCGAAACCCTGAACGCGCTGTCGGACTCCCAGTTCCGGGACGTACTGGCGCGCGTGGTGAACGTGCAGCAGGAGGACAGGAAGCAGAACGCGATCCTGTACTACCGGCCGGTTTCCGAGAAGGCCCAGAAGGTCCACGAAACCCGGGCGAAGGTGGTGGGCGTCGGTGGGGGCAACGGCAGCGGCAAATCCGAATCCATGCTGGTCGAGATGATTATGTGCGCGACGGGGGTTTTCCCGCACTCGCAGCGGCACCTGGTCCAGCAGAAGTTCCGCGGGCCTATAGCCTGCCGACTGACGGTTGAATCCCTGACGACGACCCTGGAGCCCATCATCCTGCCGAAGCTCATGTGGTGGAGATGGAGCGGGGTTGACCGCCCCGGCGGGGAACGGGGTCATTGGGGCTGGGTTCCCAAGACCTGTCTCATCGACGGCGAGTGGGACAAGTCCTACTCGCACAAACTGCGAATTCTCCGGGTTCTGTGCCGCGACCCGGACGAGCCTTCCCGCATTCTCGGGGAATCCTCGATCCAGTTCATGTCGGTGGACCAGGATCCCACGGACTTCGCCTCCGGTGATTTCCACGTCTGCGCCCACGACGAGCCCCCGCCCCTTGCGATCTGGCGGGAGAACGAAGCCCGGACAATGCGGGTGGACGGCCGGATGCTCCTCGCAATGACGTGGCCGGACGACCCCTCGATCAACGTGGACTGGCTCTACGATGAAGTGTACGAACCCGGCCGGCAGGGATCGGACCCGCAGATTACGTGGCTCGAACTCTGGACGACCGAGAACCAGAATCTCAAGCAGGAAGCCGTCGCCGCGCAAGCCGAGAAGTGGAGCGAGGAAATATCCGGGGTCCGCATCTACGGCAGGCCCATCCGCTTCTCGAACCGCATTCACCCGGAATTCACGGACAACACGAAAACGTGGTGCTTCCGGTGTGACAAGTCGATCATCACGATCCCGCACGAAGTCAACGGCCGGCCGGTGTGCTGCAACTGCCAGTCCGAGAACATCGTCGAGTACAACCACGTCCAGGACTTCGAGGCCGCCCACGCGTGGCCGACCGTGTTCCTGATTGACCCACACCCGAGGCGGGCGCACTGCCTGTTGTGGGTTCAAATTTCCCCATCTGACGATTGGTTCGTCGTGGCCGAGGGTCAGGTGGACGGGGACTGCGTTGACGTGAGAAATGCCGCAGAAGAATTAGAACAAAATCTTGGGCTACACATAGCTCAGAGATTGACAGACCCCAATATGGGGTTGTCTCCAGCAAGCTCTCATAGGCCCGGCGGACGACCGCTGACATGGGTTGACGAATTTTGCGCGGCTGGGCTTGTGCTTGACCTCGCAGATGACTCTGCTGTTGGCAGGGCGAGGGTCAATCAGATGTTGAAGCCTGACGCAGACACACAATGCCCGCGAATGATCGTCCACCAGAGATGCAAGACGACCATATATCAACTTCAGAGATATTCGTGGGCGGATTATTCAAAGCGCATTGACCGCGACCCCAAACAGGAGCCAAAGGACAAGCATAGTGACTTTCCCTCCCTCCTTAAGTATCTGGCGAATTCCGATCCCAGCTTCCGGTTCCTGAAGAATGGCCCGGCGGTGATGAAGCGAACGGGAAGCCGGAAGGGGGCATATTGAAAAAATGCTCGTCATGTCTGGTTGAAAAACCATTGGACTCATTCAGCATACGGACGTTATCAAAAGATGGGCGGCAATCTCGATGCCGTGAATGCGACCGCGCGTGGGCAAAAGCGCACAGGCCGACGAAGCGCCGATCTCGCAACAGCTATTACGCGGCAAACCGCGCCCAGGAAATTGCAAAGGTAATTGCATGGCGCGAGGAAAACAGGGAGAAAGTCCGGGCCAACAACGCCCGCTATCTCAAGAAGAACGCGACGATGATCTGCGCCAGGAAGCGGGCGAACAGGCATCTCGCAACACCGGGCTGGGCCGACCCAGCGGCGATAAAGCGCATCTACGCAGAAGCGAAAAGAATGTCACTAGAGACCGGCATCAGGTACGAGGTTGACCATATCGTTCCCCTGAAGTCTCCGCTGGTGTGCGGGCTTCACTGCGAGGATAACCTTCGCGTACTGCACTACGCCGAGAATCACGCCAAAGGCAACAAGCTGATGGAGGCCGCCTGATGTCCATCCGATACCAATGCGACGGTTGCTCGAAGCCGCTGGAAAACCCGGTGAAGGTCGGGCATACCGTGAAGCGCGACTACTGCGAGGACTGCGCTGTACTCGCCTCCGAGTTCGTGTCGAAGGAGGAGGAATTGCGTGCTGCGATTCAGGAGAAGTTCGTGGACGACCGGGCTTCCCTGATCGCGCAGTACTCCGCCAACGGTTTCAAGCTGCCGGATGTGCCATGAGCGATTTCAAAGTCTCCGGCTGCTGTACGTGGTGCGACGAGGAGTGCTTCGAGGTGCTGACTCGCTGGCAGGAGGGCGAGCGGTATCCGGGGGAGCCCCGGAGGCTGGGGCCGCCGCTTTCCGGGGCAACCCGGGTGACGTTCCTGCTGATCGACGGGTCGAGGGCGGACATGACGTTTTGCGGGAAGTGCGTGAACGACATCTCTCCGCAGAAGTACACGGCGATCTGGCGCAAGGTGATTCGCAGTTGGGGGCGTGAGATGAGGGAGACGCCGGACACGCCCGGCCGGACGCAGTGGTTCCGTTCGCAGTTCGAGAACGGGATATTGGGGGAGATGGGGAGGATTTTGTGGAGTGAATGCAATGGCTGAAAACCCGGAACCGAAACGCGCCCGCTCTCGCAGTCGCATTGATTCCCTGTCCGTTGACAGGGGAGCGATCTGCAAGCGGATTTCCCAGTTCTACCAGAAGGACAACGAGGACCGCGCGCACGAGGTTGACGCCCGGTTGCAGCGGTACGCGAAGTACCGCATGTGGCGGGAAGGCAAGGACTGGCCGTGGGAGAACAGCTCGGACTCCGCAATCCCCGACATGATGACCGCTTCCATGCGGCTGCAGGACACACTGCACAACTCGGTGATGTCGCAACGCCCCCCGATCATGGCGAAGGCCGTTCAGAGCCGCACGGACAACCAGGACCGTGAGGAGAAGATCAACCACCTGATCGACTGGCAGTTTTTCGAGGAGCAGCCCGGGGAGTCCATCGTCGGGCAGTTGGCCGAGGATTTCGTGAACGAGGGGTTCTTCCAGGCTTATACGCCGTGGATCGAGGAAACCCGGCACGTCGCGGAGGTCAAGGTTCACGACCCGATCCCGAACGAGCTCCAGCCCATCGACTACTTCTACGAGCTGGTGTTGGGTGTTTTCCCGGAACCCGGGGCGGAAATCATTCCGTCGAATGACGGCTGGGACTGGAAAGTGATTCTCCCGGAGGAGAAGGTCGGCAAGCCCCGCAAGCGCGGGCGGGTTTCGTTCTTCACCCGGCCGAACGGGGAAGTGGAGATGGAAGTCCAGCGCGAAGTCGTGGTGTTCAACGGCCCGCGGGCGATCCGGAAGGGCTGGCAGGACATCGGCCACCCGGTCAGGTGCGAGAACCTGCAGATCAAGGGCCCCTCGAACCCGGAAGGCGCTTCCCACGTCTGGATGCGCGACTCCCCATCCATCGACGAAATCCAGCGACTCTACGACGAGGGCTACTACGACCTGATGACGAAGGAGGAAGCGGAGAAGCTGGGAGTGCTCCGCAAGGACGAGAACTACCAGGACGCGGAGGAGCAGAAGGACGTGATGCAGGGCAAGCAGGAGGGCTCCGAACCGCCGAAGGGGGCGGAGTCCCACAAGACGCTCACCCGGCTGCGGATGTACGACTGCTACGACATCAACAAGGACGGGCGCGACGAGGACGTGATATGGACCTACCTGGTGGAGCCGAACATCCTGCTGCGGGCGAAGTATCTGACGCAGGAGTTCCCGATGAACCCGCCGCGCCGGCCGTTTGCGGAAGCCGGGCTTTTCACGGTGAACGGCAGGCGTGAAGCCATCGGCATCCTCGAGATGATGGAGGGCCTGCACGACCTTCTGAAGATGTCGATCGACCAGGGGGTTGACGGGGGTACGATTGCGAACGCGCCCTTCTTCTTCTTCCGGGCCGCTTCCAACATGCGGCCTGAAGTGATTCGCCTCTGGCCCGGAGAGGGCTATCCGCTGTCGGACCCCAAGAACGACGTTCACTTCCCGCAGATGGGAAACCAGAACCAGTCGTTCATGTTCAACATGGCGACGATGCTGAACCAGATGGAGGAGCGCCTAACGAACATCGGTGACTTGCAGTTGGGCCGGGTGCCTCAGGGGAAGGCTTCAGCCCTTCGCACGGTTTCCGGGATGCAGACGGTTCTGGCCCAGGGCGATGCCCGGCCGGAGCGGGTGCTGCGCCGCTTCTTCATGGGGCTCACCCAGATATGGGAGAACTTCCACGCGCTGAACGAGCTTTTCATGCCGGACGAGAAGCGGTTCATGCTGTGCGGCTACATCGACCCGAGGAAAGACCCCTACGCCGCGGTCAAGCGATCAGAGATCAAGGGCAAGTACCGCTTCACCTTCTCCCAGAACGCGCTGAACACCAGCAAGGAGGCGTTGCAGTCCGCGCTGCAGGACTTGATGGCGGCCTACGTCTCGCCGCTGGCAATCCAGCTCGGGATCATCAAGCCGGACGGGATTTACCGGCTGCTGCGCGACTACGGCCGCTCGAAGGGCCCGGATCCCGACAAGTACCTGTCCCCGCCGACGCCGGGGGCGATGGAGCCACCCATCAACGCTGAGGAGGCGATCCTTCAAATCATGGAAGGAAACATGCCGGCCGGATCCCCGATGGAGGGAACGCAGGAGCATTTCAACAAGCTATCGCAGTTCTCACAGTCGGACGAGTTCGGGTATCTCTCCCCGGAAACCGTGCCGCTGTTCCGGGCCTACCTGCAGCGAGTGGCGGAGGCGATGGCGCAGGAACAGGCCGCTGCCACCTTGGCCGCCGCCGCGCAGCAGTTCGGAGAGGGGATGCAGCGTCCGGGCGTCCCGGGTCCGGCCGGCGCTCCGCAACCCGGCGCCCAAGCCATGCCGCCCGTGAACGGTGGCGAGTTGATGGACGAGCAGCTACCCGGAGCGGGTGGCGGGGGTAATACGGCGGCCGTATGAGAATGGCCGTCATCGGCTGCGGTGACATGGGCAAGCGCCATGCCCGGGCGCTGTCCCGCATGGACGACGTTGACCTTGTGGCGGTGTGCGACAAGAGCGACATCCGGGCTGATGCGCTTTCCGAGGAGCTGGGCTGCGACCCGGTGTACGAGTATTACGACCTGTGGGGCGAAGTGGATGCCGCGGTAGTGGCGACGGACGCTCACTCTCACCGCGAGGTTGCGGTCGATCTCATGGAGAACGGGATTCACGTACTCGTCGAGAAGCCGATGGCGGTGTCCATGTTACAGGCGGAGGAGATGGATGACCGGGCGAAGGAGAACGATGTCGTGCTGCAGGTGGGCCACATCGAGCGTTTCAACCCGGTGGTGGGGCGGGTGATCGACGTGGTGAGGTCGAAGGGGCCGCCGTTTCACGTCGAGGCGGAGCGGCTTGGGGTATCCGGGTTCCGGTTGTTCGACGTTGACGTGATTCTGGACCTGATGATTCACGACATCGACATCCTGCGCTCCATGAGCCATTCCCGGGTTCGCCGGGTGACGGCCACCGGAGTCTGGGACTGCGCTCTGGCCGAGATCGAGATGGAGGACGGGAGTACCGCGACTTTCCGGGCGGACAGGAAGGCGAAAACCCGGGCAAGACGCTGGAGCATCAACGACGAGACGCATTTCATCATCACCGACCACGACTGCCTGCACGACGAGCTGCGGCACTTCATCGGCTGCGCGAAGGACGGCAAGCGGCCGGGATGCGATCAGGACAAGGATTCGCTCTGGCTCGCGCTCGGGGCGAGCTGGCAGATAAGGGGGGAAACGTGAGCTACGACAAGGGGGAATTTCTCGCCAAAGTCAAGGAGAAGGCGGAGCAGCGCCAGTCGCAGATGATCCCGGCCGTCCGGGCCCTTCAGGCTGTTGGCGTCATCATGGCAAAGGTGACGACAGGTTCGGACGACTGGAACAGGTATCTGTCGTTTCTGCAGGGACAGATCGACAAAACCCGGGGGAGAAGGGACGCCGCGCAGGCGAAACTGAACGACCCGGCTATCTGGGACGGCCAGCAAATGACCAAGCTGAAGTCCGACATCCTGCAAGCCGACGCCATGATCGCCGCTTGGGAGTTCGCCATGCAGCTCCCGAAGGCCCTTATCGACGGGGGCGAGGAGGCGACGGAATTCCTCAACAAACTGGGGAGAGAGAATGATTCTCAGGAACCCGCCAACCAGGGTTAGTCGCCGGGCCCTGAAAAGCCTGTTCGTCAAGCTCGATTCCGCAACGTGGGATTACCTGTTCGACGTCGAGAAAAAGAACGGGCTCCACGCCCACCGGGTCAAAGGCCCGGACCAGCTCCACGCCTTCTACAACGTGGATGGCGTGATGACGTGGCTGGTGGAGATGGGATACTACACGCCCTCTGAGTTCGAGAAACCGCAACACGAGCCGGCCTTGGGGTCTTGGGCCGGCCTTCAAATCCGCACCCACGCCCTTCACGGGTAGTCACCAGTAAGTCACCAGTTTTTCACCAGTCGCTTTCTGCGACGGTAGGTTCGCGCCCATACGGTCGTATTCCGCCCCGACGACGGGGGCTGACGACGCAGAAAGGTGCGGATGTTCGAGAAAAGGTTTGCGCTCTTGGCCGAAGCCGATGATGGCGACGGCGCCGGAGGTGGCGCATCCGGCGGGGGATCACCGGAAGGTGGTCAAGGCAAATCGCCGGAAGATGGCGAGACTGTCTCGAAGAAGCAATTCCTGGGGGCGCTGAAAAGTGCCGAGGAAAAGCGCAAGGCGGAGGTCGCCGCGCTTCAATCCCAGCTTCAGGAGTTGCAAGCCCAGGTCAAGGCGAAGCCTGCCGACCAGCCCAAGCGGTACACCCGGCAGCAGTTGAATGCCGCAGTGGAAGCCGGGCAGATCACGCAGGAGCAGGCGGACGCGCAGTTGGACGCGCAGCTCCGCGAGGAAGCCGAAGAACGGGCGCATCGGGTCGCTCTCGAAACCGTCTCGGTGGTGGAGCGTAAGAAGCTCGTTGACTCGGAGATCGAGCGGTACAAGGCGGCAGCGCCGGAAATCCTGGACGACGACCACGGCACCCGGCAGCGCATCAAGCAGGAGTTTCAGGGCTTGGTGGCGCTGGGGGACAGCCCGAAGGACGTTGCAACCCAGTTGAAGGCGATCCGCATGGTACTGGGCCCGATCGAACGGTTGGAGCGGTCCAGAAGCGGACGCGACGACCACGACAGCCACCGGGAAACCGGGGGCAGTGGTGGCGGCGGCAGCGGGCCGAAGAAAACCGGGAAGGTGTCGGAGCGGCTGAATGCAGAGGCTCGCCGGCACTACGAGAAGCTGATCGACCGCGGCGTGTACAAGGATTGGGACGCCGTGGACGCAGAGCTCAAGTTCGCAAAACCCGCCACCCGGCAGAGGCTCGGGATCGGTTAGTGGACATCCTCGTACCGCAGAAGTACACGGTTCGACAGGTCAAGCAAGCCGAACTCAAGCGGGGCGAGTTCCGCCGCAACCCGTACACCAGCGGGTCAGCGAATCTCGACAACATGATTGCCTTGAACAAGGCAGTCATTCTCTGCCTCGACCACACCAGAAAGTTCTCCCCCAGGCAGGCGCACTACAGGGCGCATCCCGACAAGAACCTGCGTCGGGTTTTGGGCAACTGCGACGTGTGCAAGCAGTTTGGACTCTCGAACCTGTTCCTCAACGAGAAGGATGCCGACGAGGAGCAGAAGAAGCTCGAGAAGTTCAAGCGGGCATACGAGTACGGGGCCTTGGTTAGATAAAGGAGAACGCAAGTGGAATTCCAATACGACCTTTCAGGCAATGGCGTGCCGCTTCTGAAGCGGTACCAAGTCGCTGCGACGAACGCGAACGTCGGCAACCACTACCTCAAGGCCGCGGACGGCGGCGTGGGCGTGGTGCTTGGCTCGACGACCGGCGCGGTGGATTTCGTCGGCATGAGCGTGGACGCGCCCGGCACCTACGCGGCGGGCCAGAACTCGGACGGCTCCGACAACGCCAAGTACGTCACCCTCATCATCAACCCGCTGGCGGTGTACAGGGCCAGGCTCTCGGGTGGTGCGACGGACGGAACCGCGCTGACGGAGCACACCGTCACCTCGGCCTCCACCGACGGCCTCTCGGTCACGCACTCCGCTTACGACGCCTCCAGCCCGACGATGGACGAGGGCGTGATCTGGGGTTACTCCGGCGCGAATGCCGGGGTGTACCGCAAGATCACTTCCGTCTCCTCGACGGCGACCACCGTGATTCTGGCCTTCCCCAAGGACACGGCGGTTGGCGACACGTTCCTTCACGCCCCGATCTACCCGACGCGCTCCATCGTCGCGCAGTTCACCACGAACCTCACGGAGATCGACGCTTCGGCTGCGATTTCCGGCGATGCCACCGTGGTCGTGACGGAGATGATCCTGAACGACAAGGGCAACAACGGGACGACTTCCAGCTACGCGCTGATTCAGTTCTGCGACAGCCTGTTCAACGGCAGCGTCACGTAATCGGGACCAAGGACAAGGAGACACCACATGGCAACCCCGCACATCTCTATGAACTTCGGAGACGTCCTCGATCCCCGGTTCCAGAGGATTTTCCACGAGGAGAAGCCGCAGGTGCCCTCGATGATCGGGACGATCTACACCGATGTCGGCACCAACGGCCGCAACAACATGACGTGGAGCGAAGTCGGCACCCTCCCCGACATCGAGGAGTTCACCGGGTCGGTGAATTACTCGTCCTCGAGCCAGGGCTACGACGTGACGTTGACCCCGGTCGAATTCGCCGGAGGCTTCCAGGTGCAGCGGAAGCTGTTCGACGACGACCAGTTCAACATCATGGACCAGAAGCCGAAGTCGCTTCGCATGTCCGTGGACCGGACCCGGGAGAAGCACGCCTTCCGGCTGTTCAACAACGCCTTCTCGGTGGACTCGTACTTTTCCACCCACTCCGAGGGCGTGGCGCTCTGCTCGGACTCGCACACCACGACTTCCGGCGCCTCGACCGCAACCGGGTTCGACAACAAGACAACCGCCTCTCTGACGGCGGTTGCGGTTGCCGCGGCCCGGATCCAGATGCGCGGCTTCCGCGGCGACCAGGCGGAGAAGCTGGACGTGACGCCGGACGAACTCTGGTATCCGACCGACCTCTACGAAGTGGCCTACGAGATCATGGCCGCCGCAGGCAAGGTGGACACCGCCAACAACAACCCGAACGTCCACAAGGGCAAGTACACCGGCTACGAGTGCCAGTACTTCAACGACACGAACAACTGGTTCATGTGCGACGGCCGGCTGCGGAAGATGTACGTGTTCTGGTCGGATCGCGTGAACCCGGAGTTTGCCATGATCGAGGACTTCGACACGCTGATCGCCAAGTGGCGGGTGTACGGGCGTTGGGGTTCGGCGTTCACCAATTGGCGTTGGGTCATCGGCGGCGAGGTGTCGTAATGCCCAACGCGCGCTGGAACAACATGCACGGCGCGAACGACAGGAGCGGCGGGGGCCACAAGGAAGGCTCCCGCGGCTCGAAACCCGGCGGCTCGATGCCGATGAAAACCGCCAACTGGCCCGGGTTGCCCGGCAAGACGCAACCGAAGGCGAGAAACGCCGGCATTCCGAAAACCGGGCACAAGGGGTCGTTCCGCGTGAAGGCGGTAGGGGTTTAAGCACTCGTTCCCGACTCGGGGCTGCGCGAGCGGACGGGTAGGTGCAAATCGTGGCGAAGGAGTAGTCGATGAGTTACATCACCAAGTACGGCTCGTTCTGGGGCCAGATCCCGCAAACGAGCGGTCGAGTGTTCTGGGTCGCGCCGGCCGCGTCCTACACGGTCGAGGGTCGCACCTACTCGGCCTCCGATAACAACGACGGACTTTCGCCGGAACGCGCGGTCCTGACGCTGGATTACGCGGTCGGGCTCTGCACGGCGAGTGTGGGTGATGTGATCGTTCTGCTGCCCGGCGCGCACTCCTGGTCGGCATCGGTTGCGGCAGACGTTGCCGGCATCACCATCACCGGGCTTCCGTCCGGCGGCGGGCACCTTCGCCGGCAGCGCACTTCGATCACCACGTCGGCCTCCGACGAGATCATCAACGTCACTGCGGCTGACGTGGAAATCGCCTATCTGCACATCATCCCGGTGACGCAGAAGGCGGGCATCGACTTCACGACTGCCGCGGATCGCCTCAACATCCACGACTGCTCCATCGACATGTACACGGCCGCGGCCCATACCAGCACCAAGGGCATCGCCGCGACCACGGTGGCACAGGCTCCGACCGACATCCTGATCGAGCGCGTTCACGCCCTGTCGGACGGCGCGCAGGGCGCCGCCGTTTCTCTCGGTGACACCTTCGGGTTCACGGTGCAGGACTGCGTGTTTCTCGTGCGCGGTGGCGCGTGGGCGGCGGCTGTGGACATGCTGGGCGTGACCTCGATCAACGGCTACGTGCGGCGCTGCCACTTCGGCGCAACGCTCGGGACCATGACGGTCGGCATCTCGGGTTCGACGGACGACGCTTCGACGGGCTGGGTCGGCATCTACGACTGCCGCTTCGACGAGAACGTGGCGGCCCCGATCGACAACTTCGGTGTGGAGAACTGCAACATCGCGGAAAACTACCAAGCGTCCGCGGACGGCTCGGCCGAGGGCGGCTTGCTCTGGAGCTCGACCACGTAATAGTCCCTGGGGAGGGGGCGGGATGATTCACGTCGATTCCAAGCACCCGGCGGGGACTATCGGAGTCCCCATCGGGAGCCTTGCCAGATACAAGGCCACGTTCGAGTCGCTGGACAGGCTGAAGGTGCCGCACGGTACTCCGCCGGTTGTGTATGCAGAGGGCGTGAACATCGCGCACAACTGCAACAACCTGGTGGAGAGCATGACCGGTGAGTGGTTGTGGATCATGGGCGACGACCACCGTTTCCGGGACGATTTGCTGCTGAAGTTGCTGGACCGACAGGTGGATGTCGTGGTGCCGATTACCTGCCGGCGCGGGCCGCCGTTTCAGACGGTCCTGTATCAGATTTCCGCGCTGGATGGTTCGTCGTACATGACCTACTCGTGGGCTGATCTGACCAGGGACTACCCGGATGGCGGGCTGATTACGGTCGATGCCGCCGGGTCTGCTGGGATGCTGATTCGCAAAGTGGTTCTGGATTCGATCAAGAAGCCGTGGTTCGAGTGGAAGCCGAGGATCAGCGAGGACATCGGTTTCTGCCTGAAAGCCCGGGCTGCTGGATTCGGCATCAGCGCCGATCTGGACGAGAGGATGTCGCACTTGACGCCGTGCGACCTCGAGCCGTACCGGAGCAATGCAGGCGAGTGGAACGTGGCGGTGAACATCGGCGGGCGCCGGGTTTCGCTGACCAACACGCCGTTCGACGGGGTTGACATGCGCGAGGCGGTGTACGGGCACAAGGACGGATTGGGCGGGGCGGTATGGAACGACCCGGCAAAAAGAGACTTGAAGGCGGTCGCATGATCCACCACAAGGCCGAAGTCCACCCGGCAACCCGGATCGCAGAGAGCGTCCAGGTGTGGCAATTCGCAACGGTCTGCGAGAACACGGTGATCGGTGAGGATTCCGTGATCGGGGCGAACGTCTGGATCGGCAAGGGTTGCCGTATCGGGGAGCGGGTCCGGATCCAGACGGGGGCCTTCATCCCGAACGGCACGGTGATCGAGGACGACGTATTCATAGGCCCGCTGGTCTGCATGACCGATGACAAGTACCCGAAGGCCGGGAACGGGCAGTACAAGGCCATGCCGCCGGTCGTGAGGAGCGGGGCGGCCATCGGTGCCGGGGCGGTGATTCTCCCCGGTGTCGTGATCGGTGAGGGCGCGATGGTGGCCGCGGGTGCCGTTGTAACCCGGGATGTTGTTCGTGGCGGGCTGGCGATTGGCGAGCCCGCTCAACTGAAAGTCGCATAGGAGGAAGAAATGCAATCCCAAACGTATCCGACCAAATCCCTGCTCCGACCGGACCAGGTGAAGTCCGCGCAGGACGAGATCAAGAACCTCGAAGCGAAGCTGCAGAACAAGCACATCGAGGACAAGGGCGAAGTCCGGCGCCAGTTGAACCGGGTGAAGAAGGACTTCGAGGCGCAGGTTCCACGCCCGCCGGAACCCGGCGAGGAAGGGAAGATGGTCAACCGGGCGAAGGATCTTCTCTCCCAGATCGTCTCCGGGATGCCGTCCCAGGAGGAAATGCGGAAGAACCCTCCGGGAGCCGTGGACAAGCATCTGTCGTGGGAGCGCAGGAACAAGGCGAAGATCGCGGAGTGGAAGCACATCATGCTGCGGCTCAACGCCGGGGCTGGTGACGCCAGCGCGGCGAACCTCGAGAAGCACCGGCCTGTGACCTCCACGCTCAACATGGATAGCGCCCAGATTCCGGGCAAGCAGATTTACCTTCCCGAGAACCCGGACGGGCTGGGGGTGACGTTCACGAACGATCAGATCGCGGTCCTGAGATCACTCGACCCGGGGCTGGCCGACAAGCTGGGGGCGCTCTCGAACGCCCAGCGCAGGCAGGTGAAGGAAATCGTCTCCGGCATCGGCCTGACCGCCGAACCGAAGGCGAAGCAGAAGCGCCAGATGAGCGAGGAGCAGAAAGCCGCGCTTGCCGCCGGCCGGGCGAAGGCCAAGGCGAAGCGGGAGGCGGCGAAAGCCAAGCAGGAGTAAACCGTGAGTTATCCGTGGCTTTTTGAATCGAACTTCGAGGCCGGCAGCAACGCCGAGTGGGATAGCGAAACCGACACCGGCTCGAAGCTGGACTTTCCGCACTACTCCGCGCTTTCCCGGATACCCGGGATGCCGGCTCCGTACCGCGGCGCGTACTGCATGAGGATCCAGTGCGGCGACACGAACGACCACACGCTGATCGAGGGCGACATCGACATCGCTACCGGGGCGACCCGGTATTTCCGCTGGTACATGTTCATCTCGGAGAACTTCGCGGCGACCGCTGACGACAACTTCTCCATCTTCGAGCTGCAGCAGGCCGCCGGGACCCAGGTGTACGTGGTCGGAATCACCATCGAGGCGGACGACGAAACCTGCAAGCTCTGGGTGGCAGAGGACGACACCCCGGAAACAACGAGCGGGAACACGCTCCCGAAGGGACGGTGGTTCACCGTGGAGGTCGAAGCCAACGTGGACACGGGCGCGGCGAACGGGGACATCACGGTGTACATCGACGGGTCCGAGTGGGTTTCGCTCACGACTGCTGTGCAGAACGCGGCGGCGATTGGCCGGGGTGTTCTTGGGACGCAGGCAACGGCAGCGACGACTACCGGGACGATTCTGTTCGACCAGTTCGTGATGGACGACGCCCGGGTTTACGGGTTCAACGAGCGGTTCCCGACGACCGTGAAGCTCACGAAATCCGGGCATGTGTTCGTTGGCCCGGGTTGCATCGAGGGAATCACGATCCTTTCCACGAACGGCACGGCGGACGTGTACGACACCGACACAGCGAACACGAACGACGCATCCGCCCGCAGGATCGCTCTGGATACCGGCGGCAATTTCGTCAGTAACAGCAGCGTGACGAAGTTCGAGCGCGGCTGCTACGTGTCGATCGGTGGCACGAACCCGGAAGTGGAAGTGCGCCTTTCCCGCAAGGCCGGGCAGGACGGCGGGCCGACCGCTCACTGGTCCGATGGAGCAATCCGGACCTACGGCCAGAAGCGCAACGACCGGCCGCACAACGTATGAGGATAGTCGGGCCGCACCTGTAATCCCCGTGTTGGCCCGATGGGGATATGAGCTCCACCAGCCAACTCACAGATTTCAGTGACCTGTACACGGACCTCCAGAACCGGGTTCGTGTGACCACTGGGGTTTCTGCCACGGAAACGCAAGCCAAGCGTTACGTGAACATCGCTCTCCACGATATGCATGTCGGTTTCGACTACCGGCTGCCGTGGGCGGAGCGTCAGGCCCGGCTCATCATCCGCCCCACCTACACGACCGGGACGGTGAGCATCAGCAAGGGCTCCACGACCCTGACCGGGGACAGCACGGCCTGGGCGACGACGGACGACTTCAGCATTGCGAACGCCCGGGCGAACGGGAAGGTGACGATCAACGGCGCGCGGGTTCCGTACGTCGTCTCGAGCGTGGGGGGCGCGACCTCGATAACCCTGTCCTCCAAGTTCACCGAGGACGACGTTGATTCTGGATCCTCCTACGTCTATTTCGAGGACGAGTACGACCTGGCCTCCGACTTCCTGCGCCCGGTTGATGCCCAGTCCTTCTCGGACGAGTGCTCGATTGATCTCATCCCGAGGACCGAGTTTCGGCGTCGTTACCCCATGAACGTGACGCCCGGCCGGCCCCGGGTTGCCTGCATCGTGGACTACGCCCCGTCCGGGAACACGACCCCTATCCGCCGGGTGCGGTTCAACCAGCCGTCCTCGATTGCGATGACGGTGCCGTACACCTACATCACGTCGAATCTCGCGGTGAGTTCCAGCGGGACGGCGCAGGCGAGCCTTTCTGCCGCTGACGACGAGCCGATCGTTCCGCTGCGTTACCGGCACGTCATCCTGTTCCATGCCCTGTACCACTGGTACCGGGACAAGCGGGACGACAGCCGGAGTCAGGAAGCGAAGGGCGAGTACACCGACCTGATGCTCCGCATTGCCTCCGACTACGAAGTGGGGGCGAACCGGCCTCAAATCCGGCCGCGGGTGTCTCACTACGCTGCCCGCGCACGCCGGCCGTGGAGGAGCGGCGGGGCCCGCTACGACGTGAATGGCAAGTTCGACAGGATGGAATAGTGGACTTCCGGGAAATCAGAAAGCACGCCTGGCAGACCATCGTGGAGGCGCTGGGGCTCGACGTTGCCACGGACTCGACCCTGCTGCTGCAGGTCAAGACCTACACGGTGGGGACGGTCCCCACGGCTTCCTCGTACCCGCGGGGGATCATCTACGTGTCCGACGAAACCGGTGGCGCAACGCTCGCCTTCAGCGATGGATCGGATTGGCGCAGGGTCCAGGACCGGGCGGTGGTGAGCTGATGTTCCAGCGCACTCAAGTCATTCGGCACGTTTTCAGCGGGGGCTGGGCTACGGACCTGGGCCCGACCGTGGACGTTGCGCCCGACCAATCCGGGAAGATTTCGATTCCCTTCCTGCTGGAAGCGCAGGACTGCATCTTCGAGCTGGACGGCGGCCCGCACAAGATCGGGGGCACGACGGAAGTGAATTCCTCCGCCGTGGCCTCTGGCGCCGTCGTAACCGGGGTGTACGACTACTGGCGGCAGGGAACCGGGGGTTCTCCGGCCCGGAGACGGGTTCTGCACGCCGGCACGGTCATCATGGCGGACGCCGATGACGCCTCGTTCTCGAACATCTTCACGGGAATGACTTCCGGGGCGGTGCCGTCCTACTGCACGTTCGACGATCTGCTGATTATTTCCTCGGACGCGACTGGGGACGTGCCGAAGTCATGGGACCAGACGACGGCTCAGGATCTTGCCGGTTCTCCTCCCCGGTTCTCGTTCTGCGTCTCGCACAAGAACCGGGCGTGGGCGGCAGGTAACTTTGCCGCGCCTTCCCGGCTGTACTACTCGGCCAACACGGACCCGGAGGACTGGACTGGGGCCGGGTCTGGGAGCATCGACATCGACCCGGACGACGGGGACATCATCACCGGGCTCGTATCCCACAAGGACCGGCTATTCGTGTTCAAGGGGCCGAACAAGGGCTCCATCCACCAGATCACCGGGTCTGCTCCAACCGGGGCTGATGCTTTCGCCCGCGTTCCTTTCGTGAAGGGGATCGGGGCCTGCTGGCACAACGCCATCTTCCCGTACGGGGACGACATCGGGTTCGTCTCCCAGTTCGGCTCCGTCCACAGCCTTTCCGCGACTGCTGCGTACGGTGACTTCTTCGGGGCCTCGCTCTCGCGCCAGATCAATACGTGGATTTTCAACCACCTCAACTACGGCAGGCTGCGCTACATCGGAGCCGCGACCGACCCGATGAACGGGCTCGTGTACATCACGATTTCGGTGGACGCGAATTCCACCAACAACTGCTGCCTCGTCATGGACTACCGGCTGGCCCCGGACCTGATCCGCTGGTCCTACGTGCCGTCATACGACTTCGGAAGCCTCAGTCTGTTCGTGGACACGAACGGCATCCGCCGGGTTCTGGGGGGCGGAAACGACGGTTTCGTGTACCGGCTGAACATCATCGACCGCTCGATAGACGCGGCTTCCGCCATTTCCTACCGGGTGAAAACGCCGTACCTGAATTACGGCAACCCGATGCTGATGAAAACCCTGAACGGGCTCTCTGTCGGCATCGCCCCGAAAGGCAACTACAACATGACTGTCGGCTGGACGCGCGACAACAACGCGCAGCAGACGACGACGATTGCACAGGGCGGTGCGGACGTTCTCGGGACCGCGACGAACAACCAGTTCACGCTCGGCACGTCAACGCTCGGGGGTTCCCAGTTCGTTGACCGATTCGCGGAGACGGAAGAAGGCGGCGAGTTTCGCTCCATCCAGTACGAGATTCTGCAATCCGGTGTGAACGAGGACGTTGAGATTCATTCCATATCGGCCATGATTGCGCCGGGCGCGATCAGCACGGAGAACTAGAGTGAGTATCAGCAGAGTCAAAACGTGGATCAGCGGCGAAGTCCTGACAGCATCGGACTTGAACGCCGAGGTAAACAATATCCTCAACAACCCGGTTGATTTGTGGTCCCCGGCCGCGAAGGCCGCGGACATGAACGGCTTCGAGCTGATTCTGGACGCAGACGGCGACACGTCTATCACTGCCGACACGAACGACCAGGTTGACTTCAAGGTTGGCGGTTTTGATGAACTGGTGCTGACGGGGGCCGCACTCTACCCGGCGACTAGCGACGGATTGCAACTGGGGTCCACCACGAAGATGTGGTCAGACATCTTCCTCGCTTCCGGCGCTGTCATCAATTTCAACAATGGCAATTACACGATAACGCATTCTGCTGGCGCTCTCACTTTCTCGGGCAATCTGGGTGTTCGCGGGGCAGACCCGACTGGATGGGCTGCACGAATCGCAGCAGATGGTTCTTCTGTTAGCCCGGTTCAAATCTACGACCCGCGAGCGCAGACAGCGGGACGCGGTGCGAGAATAGAACTGGGCGCATCCTCCGATGATGGCGCTTCGGTGTTCACGTCCTACGCCGCGCTGCAAGGGAAAAAAGCGAACAGCACTTCCGGCAATCTGGAAGGCGTCGCCGTTATTCAGGTCAATAACGGCACGTCGCTGACGGACGCCATCACTGTTTCGGCGGCGCTCGCCACCACCCTCGCGGGCGCGCTGACGGTGAACGGCGTGATAACCAGAACTGGAGCTGCCGCGACGCCTGCCGAGGGGCTGGCTCTTGGTGGCACGACGACAGCCTATCACCACGCAACGATCTCGAACACGGGCGGGAACCTCCGAATCGGCGTGGACAATTCGGCGGGCACAGGTCTTATCTCATACGGCACAGCGTATGGGTCTGTGGTTGGAACGAATAACGCCACTGATCTCAATCTCTTTGCCAACGGCGCTACTGTGCTGCGGTTGGTGTCGAACGGAGCGCACGACCGCTACCTGACCGTCACCGGCGGCGTAAGCGGGAGCGGGACGAACGCGACGATTAATGTGAGCGGTGGTGGTCTTACGATAACACCGACCATCACCGCAAGCAGCCTCGCCGGAACCGGCACCCGCGCTGTTGTCGTTGACGCCAACGGCGTGATGAGTGCGCCATAAGGAGACACGCTATGGAACAACTTGATCTAACAACCCCGGAAATCTACCCCGCTCCGGCAGCGGCGACCAGCTACTGGAAGATTGCCAGCGTGTTTCTGAATTGGGCGGGCGCATCGGTCATCGTCGGGCTGGTGGGCCAGAACGGCGAGAAGAAGCACGTCGAATACAGCGGCGATCTGGCCACCATCATGATGGTCGCGCTCAACAAGGCGAACCTTTCGACAAAATCGCTCCAGCGCCGCATTTTGGAGCGGCTGATGGCGGACGGCCACCTGGCCGGAACTATCTCGGGGACGGCGGACTGATGAGCGGCCACTACTATCCACGTAGCACGCCCGACTACTCCCGCCCGCTGTTTACGTCGGACCAGAAGCTGTGGGCGGCGATCATCGTGTTGTTCCTGATATGGGTGGCCAAATGAAATGGCGCTCCGTGTTCGGCATCATCCCGGTTCCGGTGTTCTACACCGACGACCTGCCCGAGAACGTCGGCGGGCGGGCGTTGTATGGGGCCATCTATATCCGGCCGAAGTACGAGCGGGACGAGGGTATCCACCAGCATGAACTGGCCCACATCGAACTGTTGTGGGCAACGCTCTGGCTGCACGGGATCATCAAGCAGTTCTCGCGCCGCTACGCGGTCTGGAACGAGGCGTGGGCTTACCGCGTGCAGATGCAGTACCGCAACCTCTACGGTAAGTTCATGTCTCTCGACGAGGCTGCCGGGCGGCTTTCTAGCGACCACTACGGGTTCGGAATGACGCAGGAACAAGCAAAACAACTACTGGTAACGAAATGAACCTCGACGCCAACGACCTGATAGCGGCACTCGAAAAACAACGCAACGCAGCACTGACTGGAGGCTGAATGGAACGAAAAGTGGACATCGGGGCATACGCTCAAGCCCTTGAGCAACAGAGGAACCGGGCGCAGAACGACGCAGCGATGTACTGCGCGCTGGCGGCGATGCTCGACCAGAAGATTGCCGATCTGGAGGCTAAGGTGAAGGAACTCTCGAAGCCTGCACTGGAGGCGGTGAAGTAGTGGAAGCCTCGGTACACGAGTTTCCGGCGAAGCGCACCCGCGCTCAAGTCCTGCGGGACAGGGTGAAGATTCGCCTGGCGCTCGATGAAACCGGGAAGGCGATTGCCGCAATCCTGAAGGCGAACGGCGTGCAGATCCCCGGAGCGGACTGGGGCAAGGTGTTTCCGAACTGGCTGATTGCGACGGTAGAGGATGAAGTGATCGGGTGCATTCAGGTGATGCCGGGGAAGCCTGTTGGGTGGCTTTCCTTCATGTGCGTCAAACCCGGAGCGCCGTTCAAGCTGCGGGCTATCGCCATGAGGAAGCTGATCGAGCAGGGTGCCGGGACGATGAGGATTGCCGGTGCGAAGTCGGTTGCGACGATCACGCTGGACGGCAAGCTCAAGAAGGTGCTGGGTAACGGAGGATTCGTTGACCTCGGGGAAGTCTCCCTGATGGCGAGGCTGGTGTAGCGATGGCGATTGACCTTTCCAGATTCC